GCGACCACCGGCTCGGCTGCGGCGATTGCACCGACGCGGCGGTTGTCGCGCGGCTGCTAAACGGCGCAACGCCACACCTGATGGTGACCGACCCGCCCTACGGCGTCGAGTATGACGCGAACTGGCGCAATGAACGGGCGCGAACAAGCAGCGTAGGGATGGGCAATCGCGCGATCGGTGCAGGAGCCGTTGGTCGCGTTACCAATGACGATCGCGCTGATTGGCGCGAAGCCTATGCCCTATTCCCTGGCGACGTCGCATACGCCTGGAGCGCAGGTCTGCGCTCCCGGCAATCTATCGAAGGGCTAGAGGGGGCCGGCTTTGAAATCCGCGCTCAAATCATTTGGGCAAAGCAGCAATTCGCCATCGGGCGGGGACACTACCATTTTCAGCACGAGCCTTGCTGGTATGCCGTCCGCAAGGGCAAACCCGCGCATTGGGCCGGTGACCGCAAGCAAACGTCGCTTTGGCAGATTGATAAGCCGGTGAAATCCGAGACCGGACACTCAACCCAAAAGCCGGTCGAGTGCATGCTGCGGCCGATCGAAAACAACTCGGCGTCGGGGGACCGGGTTTACGACCCGTTTGTCGGCTCGGGCACCACCATCATTGCCGCTGAAATGACCGGGCGCGCATGTGACGCGCTCGAAATCAACCCGTCTTATTGCGACGTGACGATCCTGCGCTGGCAGGCATTCACCGGCGGCCGGGCGGTGCGGCTGCGCGATGGGCTCGCGTTCAATGACATCATCGCGGCGCGGGACAAAAAAAAGGCGGCCCCGCGTCGGAGCCGCCGTCCGAAGGTGGTGGAAGGTGCTGCTGTCGCCTAGTTTATCAGCCCCCCACCTTGGTTCTCTGGACCGATTGGATGGCGGCCATTGCCATTGCATGCTGGCTAGTGAGCGATGCGACGGTGCCGCGCGCGGCGCGCTTCAGTACCTCTGGATGATCCGCCGCGACCAATTCCGGCCGATGGTAAAGCGCGGTGACGATGACCCGCGCCATGTCGTTTTTCGTGAGCCTCATCGCTGCCCCCTTAAACCAGGCTGGTGCCGGTGCGCCGCCAGCAGGCGGTCGCGGTATTGCCGCACCATCTTGGCGTAGCTGTTGACGCCGGTGCATGGGTAGGCGGCGACGCCGTCCCAATCGCCCGCCTCGGCGAGCGCGGCCAAGGCGTCAAACCGCTTCCGGTAGTGCTGGTTTGCGGGCGAGGTCACCTCCGGCTTGGCGGGCATCTCGCCCCGGGCTGCGGCGGCGTCGAGTTCGCTGTTCTTAGTCCGCCGTGGCTCAACCGCCGGCACCGGCTCGGCCCAAATAATCGCGAAACGACCATCGGCCTGGCACTCGATATTAAATACCGTGCCGGGTGCGACGCCGGCCTCGACCATCTTTTTTGCCTTGCGGCGGGCGTTTGAACTGTCCGTGAAGGTTTGGATTTCCGTTTGCATTGCCTTTTACTCTCTGCTGCCAAGGGTTTAGACGAAACGGTGGACACGTGGTCGAGACGGTCGGCACAGCTAGGGCGTGCGACGAAATGATCCATCTGGTGGTATTGGCATGAAAGGAAATCGCGGCGGGCGTCCGCCAAAACCGACCGCCCTGCACAAGCTTGAGGGCACGCTACGCGCCCGCACGCGGAAGCGCCGCGCTCAGGAACCGCTGCCTACCGGCGATCTCCTCGAGCCGCCCGATTGGTTTAACGACCACCAGCGCGCGGGCTGGCGCTACGCGCTCGATAACGCGCCGCCGCACCTGTTGAAGAGGATCGACGCCGGCATGCTCAAGCTCTGGGTCATCGCCGACGATAATCTGCGGCTCGCCGTCATCAGCCAGAACGCGCTCAACGACCGCAACCCGGCGGCGCCGTTGTTGGTGCGCTCGGAAGGCGGCGGCCTTGCGCTCTCGCCCTATCTCGACGCCATCGACAAATGCGCGAAGAATATGTTTCGCGCGGCGACCGAGCTTGGGTTCTCGCCGGCGTCGCGGCCGCGCATCAAACTCGAGGAAGACCCGTTGGCGGGCGGGCGGGCATCGGAGACCCCGGATCGCTGGGGCGACCTGCGGCGCTTCCCGGTAATCGATGGCGGCAAGCGCTAGACGGCGCACCTACCCATCGGAAGTTCAGCCGGGCATCGCGTACCCGCGCGCGGTCGTCGCCGGCACGATCATCGCCGGCGTTTGGGTCGTCAAAGCGTGCCGCCGGTTTTTGCGCGATCTCGCGCTCGCGGAGCGCGGTCAAGGCCGTTGGCGGTTCGACGCCGATCGTGCAGGGCGCGTCATTCGTCTCGCCGGCGAGCTGCGCAACATCAAGGGGCCGGAAGCCGGCCAGGCGATCGTGCTGCTCGACTGGCAGGTGTGGATCATTAGCGCGATCTACGGCTTTGTCGAACGCGACACCGGCATCCGGCGCTTCCGCCAGGCCTCGATCTGGGTGCCGCGCGGCAATGGCAAGTCGTCGCTTGCCGCGATCCTCGCGCTCTACACGACGTTTCTGGAAGGCGAAGGCGGCGCCGAGGGCTACACCGGCGCGGTCAGTCGCGATCAGGCGCGCATCGTGTTCGACGTCGCCAAGACGATGGTGCAGCGCGACCCCGATTTCCGCGCCGAGTTTGGCTTGCTACTCCGCGAGCGCACGATCTCACAGGTACGCACCGGCTCGCGGTTGATGCCGATCAGCTCCGACGCGCGAGCGCTCGAAGGCCTCAACACCTATTTCGCCGTGCTCGACGAGATCGCGTCGCACCGCTCGAAGGCGGTCTATGACACGATGGTCACGAGCATGGTCAAACGCCGCCAGCCGCTCATGCTGATGATCTCGACCGCGGGCGACAACACGACCGGCATCGGCAAGCAGTTGTGGGACTATGGGGAAAAGGTCCTCGACGGGCTCACCGACGACCGGTTTTTCGCGGTGATGTATGCCGCCGATCGCGACGACGACCCGATGCTCGAGGCGACGTGGATCAAGGCAAACCCCGGCTGGCCGCGCCTGGTGCAGCCGGAAGCGTTGCGCGCGGAAGCGACAAAAGCGCAAGCTTCCCCGGCGCTTAAAGCGGCCTTCCTCACCCGCTTCCTCAATATCTGGGTCGGCGCTGATCAGGCGCTTTTCGACCTCACCCATTGGGACCGCTGTGGCGACCCGAGCATGCGCCTCGCCGAGTTTCGCGGTCAGCCGTGCTTTGCCGCGATCGACATGGCCTGGCGCAGCGACCTCGCCGGCGGCTCGCTCGTCTTCCCGTATGAGGACGACGACGGGATCGTCCGCTACGCGCTGTTTCACAAAGCCTGGCTGCCCGAGGCGGCGGTCGACCCGCAGCGCAACCCGGCCTATGTCGAATGGGTTGAGCAGGGGTTGATCGAGGTTACCGAGGGGGAGGTGACGAGTTTCGAGGCGATCGAAGAGTGGTTGCGCGAGATCGCGCGGGGGTACGATTTGCGGCGCTGCGTCTATGATCCCTATGCCCTGCTGCAATTCTCGCAGCGGATGCAAAACGACGGCTTTCCCATGCTCGAATACCGCGCCACGACCCTCAATTTTTCGGAGCCCACAAAGATGCTCGACGCGCTGATGCGCGAGGACCGGATCGCCCAGGATGGGTCGCCGGTGGCGCGCTGGTGCATCGGCAATGTGGTCGGGCACTACGACCGGCGCGGCAACGTCTACCCGACCAAGGCGCGCGCCGAAGCCAAGATCGACTGCGCCATCACCGATATCATGGCGTTGGGCGCGATCCTCGCCGATGAGGCCGAGACCAACTACATCTATTCGGGCGATCGCGAGCTGCTCGTTTTTTGACGGTCTTTTGACGGGTCAGCCGCAGCGACCATTGTTTCACGGGAAAACATGCCGATGGCCACCACCGAGCTATCCGACGACGACTATGTCCGCGCGGCGGCGGCGCTCAATTGCGACGAGGCGGCGATCCGCGCGGTCGTCGAGATCGAGTGCGCCGGCAAACCGTTTATCGCCGACGGTCGGCCGACGATCCTCTTCGAGGCGCACGTCTTCCACCGCCTGACCCAAGGCCGACATGCCGGCGCCAAGGATCGGCACGGCGTCCCGCTGTCGGTGTCGAGTTGGGATCGCTCGCTCTATGGCGGCGGCGGCGCGCACCAGTGGGAACGGCTCGAAGATGCCGCCACGCTCGATTGGGACGCCGCGCACAAGGCCTGCAGCTGGGGTCTCGGCCAGATCCTCGGCACCAACCACGTCGCCGCCGGCTATCCCGATATCGCCGGGTTTGTCGAGGCGATGAAAACCGGCGCCGGCGCGCATCTCGACGCGATGATCGGATTTCTCAAAACGAACAAGCTCGATGCGCCGCTGCGCCGCCACGAGTGGGCCGCCTTTGCCCGCGGCTACAATGGCAGCGCTTACGCACAAAACGCCTACGACACCAAGCTCGCGGCAGCGCACCGGCGGTGGGCCGCGAAGACGTAAGGGGCTCAGTGTTTCGTGGCCGGTCCGTTGATCTCGCCGTAAAGCATCCCCGTCGCAAGGTTCTCAAGCGCGATCCTGGCCACCTCCCCCTCGGCTTCGGCCATCGTCGCCCACCGGGTCCGCTCGACCTCAAATTTCCACGTCGCTTTGTCGGCGTAGCAGATACCGCAATGCGGATTGATTTTGCCCTCGCGCAGCCACAGCCGCACGGCCAGTTTCAGCGGGTGCAGGACGTTCCGCTCGGCATCGCGCCGGTCATCCGCTTCGGCCGCTGTCGCGGTAATGGCGTGCCGCTGCGGGCACAGACACTGCGCGATCCACACGCGCCGCTCGATCATACGGCCTTCTCCGCAGTGAGATGGTCGAGACGCCGCGAGCCGGTGATCGACGGCACGCTCTTGGTGTTGCCCGAGACCGCGAATTTTGTCTCCCCGGTGACCGAGGGCGGGAAGATGCCAAACCCCTCGGTCTGGTCGCGCCGGATCAGCGCCGGCTTGCCGCTGGCCTCGATGAAAGCAAAGAGCGCGGGGTCTTGCCACGCCTCGGGGAAGCCGGGATCGAGCCAAATCTGCAGGCAGGGCATCTCGTGAACCTCGGCGGTGGCACTGTTGGTCACCCGGATCATGTCGGGCACCGCGTCGATCACATAGTGGCTGCGATCGGGGCGCCGCAACGCCGCCGTCGCCGGATCGGTAAGCCACTTGCACGACCATAAGCCGCACTCAGCCGGGAAGCCGTGAGACGGCTTGTGGTAGACGCGACACCCGCGCGAGAACTGATGCCGACACCGCTCGCCGGCGCCCTTGCCGAGCGTGCGGACCGGTAGCAGCCGGCAGCACAGTGTGCAGTCGCCGCAATGCCGGTCGGTCATCGGCACACCCTCTGGCGCAGCTCCTCGCGCTCGACCGGGTCGGCGACAAACTCATCGATGTACTGGCACGCACCGCACCGTGTTGGCGGCGGGTCGATCGGCGGCACGCTTATGACCCGACGCCCGCAGCCGGTGCAGACGAATTCGTCGCAATCACGCTCCGGGGTCATCAATGCGACCGCTTCCGCAGGTTCGCCAACATCTCGGCTTCCTCCGGCTCGATTAGCCCGCGCACCGTCTTGACTAGGGTGGCGAGCAGCTCTTTGCGCATTTTGCCGGTCGCCACGCGATTGCCCGACACCATGTGACCGGCGAGCCAGCGCGCCGCCAGCATTGCGATGATCGCGCCCTGGTCCGTCGCCGGCCGATTGGCGAGGATCATAAAAATGGCGTCGACCGCGGTCTCGTCCGAGACCCATCTTAGATCGCTGTCGCTCATCGCACGATCGCCTCGCGGATTTGGGTGAGCGACGTCGCCGGCAACCGCTCTAGGATTTCTTGCGCGGCTTGGACAAACCGCCGCCTGTCGGCCTCGGTGGCGAAGTTGAGCGCATAGGCGGCGATCCCCAATCGGTGATAGGTGACCGGGATGCCGCGTTGCTGCGCCCACATGAGCGCGAGGTCGGCGTCGCTCATCGAGCGAAAGATCATGTCGCCCATCAGTCGTCCTCGACATCCCAGGTCGCCAGTTCGCGCAGCGTCTCGATATTCTCCGGGGTCAACAGCGCCAATGTCCGGCGGAACAGCGCGGGCTCGCGCTCATAGACATCGAGCAGTTCCCGGCAGGCGCGGGCGATCTTCGCTCGGGCGTCGGTCTCGCTGGTCACGGCCAATCCCCGCGATCGGGCCAGATGCCGTTGTAGCTGATCCGCTGCGCCATGATGACGGTCCGGTCGGGCGTCGGGGTGACGGCGATATTGAACCGCGAGCCGCACGCCGAACACTCGATATTGAGCGCCAGCGCGCCGGACGGCCCGCGCCAGAAATGCTTGCCGCCGCAGTCGGGGCAGCGCCCCTCCGTCAGCCAGCCGAGGCCGCAGTCGATCATAGCTCGGCCATAAATTCGGCGTCGCCGGTGACGACCGCGACCGGACCCATGAGGACATCGGCGATCGGCTTGCGCCAGCTTGGCCCGCTGACCGCTTCATTCCAAAGCGCGGTGGCGACCGGATTTATCGGCAAGTCGTGAAGCTTGCCCTCTTCATTGCAAAACGCGATGCACTCGACGTAGAGCTTGGCGGCGTCGTCCCAGATTGTCGTAAAGCGCGGGACGGGTTCGATATAGCCGCCGACCGCGGCTTGCAGCTCTTCGAGTTGGATCGGCCGGTCGAACTCATAGATCTGCGTCTGCGTCATCAGCTCTCCCGGCGTGAAGACTTTCATCGTTCCTTGCATGATCCATCAATCCCCCGTTTGTGGCCTCGCGAGTGCTTGGAATTTTTGGAGATGCTCGACGACGCCCCAATCCTTGATCAGGCGAGCGAGCGCGCCGGTGAGGTACCCGATCTGCGGCTGGATGTTCAGATGGTCGCCGCTCTCGCGCGCCTCATCGGCAGCGTTGGCGACGCGCTGCGCGCAGTCCGCGATATTCGCGGCCTCGGTAGCGACGACGGTGACCTTGCGTTTGTGATCGGCGCGTAGTTGCTGGCGGCGCTCGACGAAGGCGCGGTTCTGCGGCCCAACCATTGACCCCTCCCTTGGCACTTTGAGATCGAAGGTGCTTCGGACGTTTAGGGGCCGGTCGGTAACGTACTAACCCTGCTCAGTTCTCATTTTCTTCGCCCGGCACACGGGAGGCGGATTCCCTTCCGCCGATCGACAACCTAATCACTCTCAAGTTATAATGAAATACCTCAGCGCAATAAAATATAGCGAATAGGCGGAATGATAGAGCAGGCAGTTGAGTCGGTCCCTCTCGCGACGCAGCATTTCAGCCGAATGATCGTCGGGGCGCAGATTAGAGCGGCGCGGGCCTTGCTCGGCTGGACCGTGGCCGAACTCGCGGTCCGAGCGCGGCTGAGCTATGCCACGGTACAGCGCGCCGAAGCAGCGTCAGGAATCCCGACGACGCAGGCGCAAAATCTCTTTGCGGTCCAACAGGCGCTAGAGGCCGGCGGTGTGGTTTTTCTCGATCCAGGCGAACATCGCGCCGGCGGGGCCGGCGTGCGGTTCAGATAGCCGTCATTGCGGCAGCGTGCCTTCGATCCGCACGTTGATGGTCTGCGGCGAGGGGTGCCACCACGACGAGACGGCCAGCACACCGCCGCCAAAAACGGCGGCAGCGGCGATGATCGCCGCCAGCGCCTTCCACGGCTCCCAGCGGTTATTGTCCAAGCAGGAACCGCCCTACCGCGACGCCTGCACCAGCTACCGCCGCCAGCGCGATCACCGTCTGCAGCGCCACCTTGCGGGTTTCCCACCGCATCTCGCGGCGCATTTTCTCGATGTTGATCTTCATCTCTTCGATGTTGGTGACCATTTGCTCGATCCTCAAATCTTGCTCAAGCTGATCCTGATCAGGCATCGCCCGCGCTCAACTGCCTCAAGATCGCGTCTAATTCCGCTCTGCGATCGTGCAGCAGCTCGGCAATCTTCGCCCAGGTTCGCGGCCCAGGCTCGCGCTCGCCGGATGCCCAGCGCTGGACATTGCGCAGCGACACGTCCAGCGCACGCGCAAGCGCCGATTGCCAACTCGGCCCATAAAGCAAGGGCGC